GTATACAGCGGTTTAAGATTGTTGAGGAGGCTATCAAGATGGGCTTTTCAGGAGTTGGAGTTGCTAGTAGCTTTGTGCATGTTGACATCCGCCACCTTGACGGTAATGAGCCTCCTGTAATGTGGACGTACTAGCTTGACTGATTTAGCGGTTGAGCTATTACCTTGGCAGCAAGAAGTCTGGGAAGACGACACACGCTTTAAAGTAGTGGCTGCGGGTAGACGTACAGGGAAAAGTAGACTAGCTGCTTGGCGGTTAATCATCAGTGCGTTGTCTGATAAGAAAGGTCAGGTGTTCTACGTTGCCCCTACACAGGGACAGGCTAGAGACATTATGTGGCAGTTGCTACTGGAACTAGGCCATGACGTTATAGCGTCAGCACACGTTAACAACCTACAGATTAAGCTGATCAATGGCTGCACCATCTCTCTAAAGGGTGCTGATAGACCTGAGACTATGCGTGGTGTTAGCTTGAAGTTCCTGTGTATGGATGAGTACGCAGACATGAAGCCAGAGGTGTGGGAGCAAATCCTACGTCCTGCATTGGCGGATCAGAAGGGTGATGCGCTCTTTATTGGTACACCTATGGGTCGTAACCACTTCTATGATCTATACCAGTACGCTAGTATCTCTGAAGACCCTACGTTCAAGGGGTATCACTTTACTAGCTACGATAACCCGTTACTTGATCCTGAAGAGATTGAAGCAGCTAAAGGCTCTATGTCAGCCTTCTCATTCCGTCAGGAGTTTATGGCATCCTTTGAGGCGCACGGCAGTGAACTCTTTAAAGAAGAAGATGTTAGATTTAGTGAGGAAGAACCTACTGATGGTAATTATTACATTGCTGTCGATTTGGCAGGATTTGCAGATGTACAGAAAGTCACGACTAAAACCAAACGACTTGACCAGACGGCAATTGCTGTGGTTAAAGCGGGCGTGGACGGGTGGTGGGTTGCTAATATCATACATGGCCGTTGGGGCGTTGAAGAGACTGCCAGACGAATCTTTGAAGCAGTCAGAGACTACCAACCAGTCGCAGTAGGTATCGAGAAGGGTGCGTTAAAGAACGCTGTCTACCCCTACCTGAACGACATAATGAAGAAGAACCAGAGATTCTTTAGAATAGAAGAGCTAACACACGGCAACAAGAAGAAGACTGACAGGATCGTGTGGGCGCTACAAGGCCGTTTAGAACACGGTAACTTAGTATTAAACAAGGGTAAGTGGAATGCTCAGTTCCTAGACGAGTTGTTCCAGTTCCCTAATCAATTAGTCCACGATGACTTGATAGATGCTCTTGCATACATTGACCAGTTAGCTAAGGTCTCGTATGCTTTTGACTATGAAGAAGAGGACTACGAATTCCTAGACAAATACGCAGGCTATTAATTATGGAACTAGAAGGCAACGACAACTTCACGCTAGAGCAGGACATTGAAGGCTGGGTAATGGACAAGTGCGATAGCTGGCGCGATCATTACGAAGCTAACTATTCACAACGCTTTGACGAATACTATCGACTGTGGCGTGGTCAGTGGTCATCAGAAGACCAGACTCGTCAGTCAGAACGCTCTAAGATTATATCTCCTGCACTACAACAGGCTGTAGAGTCATCTGTAGCAGAGCTAGAGGAAGCTACCTTTGGTCGTGGTAAGTGGTTCGACATCAAAGACGATGTACGTGATCAGAACCCTGCTGACATTGCAGCCTTACGCAGTTACTTGGAAGAAGACTTTGCAAAGAATAAAGTACGTAAGAACGTAGCTGAGTGTCTAATCAACGCTGCTGTATTCGGTACAGGCATTGCAGAAGTTGTTATAGAAGAAGAAAAAGAGATGGCTCCTGCTACACAGCCTGTTATGGGCGGTGAGCTACAAGCAGTGGGCGTTACCATACAAGACCGCACTTGCGTTAAGCTGCGTCCTGTTATGCCACAGAACTTCCTGATTGACCCAGTAGCTACAGACATCGACACTGCGCTAGGCTGTGCAGTAGACGAGTATGTGTCTAGCCATTTGGTTGAGCAACTACAGGAAAAAGGTGTATACCGTGACGAGCCTTTGTCTGTTGCTGCTAGTGACTTTGATTTAGAACCTGATCAGGAACTGACTACCTTCCCTGAAGACAAGGTTAGACTGACTAAATACTACGGCCTTGTTCCTACGCACCTACTAAAAGCAGCTATGGAAGATGCTGAAGAAGACGAAGAAGTTGTAGAGTTTGGTGAAGAAGAAGAAGATAACTACTACACTGAAGCTATGGTTGTTATTGCCAATGGCGGTACTCTGCTAAAGGCTGAGAAGAACCCGTACATGATGCAGGATCGTCCTGTCGTAGCATTCCCTTGGGATGTCGTTCCTAGCCGTTTCTGGGGTCGAGGAGTATGTGAGAAAGGGTATAACAGTCAGAAGGCGTTAGACGCAGAACTACGCGCTAGAATCGATGCTCTAGCACTAACCATCCACCCAATGATGGCTATGGACGCTTCTCGTATGCCTCGTGGTGCTAAACCCAGCATACAACCTGGAAAGACCATCCTAACTAACGGTAACCCTTCAGAGATATTACAGCCCTTTAACTTTGGTCAGGTTAATCAGATTACCTTTGCACAGGCTCAGTCACTACAGACTATGGTGCAGACCGCCACAGGTGCTATCGACAGTGCTGGTATCTCTGGCTCTATCAACGGTGACGCTACAGCCGCTGGTGTTTCTATGTCACTGGGTGCTATCATCAAGCGCCACAAGCGTACACTAATTAACTTTCAAGACTCCTTCCTAATTCCATTCGTACAGAAGGCTGCTTATCGTTACATGCAGTTTGAACCTGAGCTGTATCCAGTAGCTGACTACAAGTTCCACACCTCTAGCTCACTAGGTATTATTGCTCGTGAGTACGAAGTGACTCAGCTTGTTCAGTTGCTACAAACCATGTCACCAGACACGCCAATGTATCCTAAGCTGGTTATGTCCATTATCGACAACATGAACCTGTCTAACCGTGAAGAGCTTATTGCTACTCTTGAGCAGGCTAATCAGCCTAACCCAGAAGCACAGCAGGCTCAACAGATGGCTCAACAGGGTCAGATGGAGTTCCAGGCTTCACAAACTGCTGCACTCAACGGCCAAGCTGCTGAATCGCAAGCTAGAGCGCAGAAGATTGCAGTTGAAGCGCAGGCTATACCACAGGAACTGGAGATTGACCGCATCAAAGCTGTTACAACTAACCTAAACAAGGGTGATGCAGACGATAAAGAGTTCCAGAAGCGCCTAGAAATCTCTAAACAGCTGCTAAAAGAGCGTGAAGTAGCAGTAAAAGAGGGTAATGTTGCTAAAGAGGCGGCTCCACAGCCTCGACCAGCAGCTCCTCAGCCACAACCACAAGGAATGATGCCCAATGGTCAGCAATAGAGACTTAGAACACGTAGTAGCTCAAGTAAATGTACAGTTTGAGGAACTTTTTAAGAAGATTGCACAACTTGAGAAACAAATAGCGGAAACAGGAGCTAAGAATGTTAGCAAAAAAACGAGACCCAAGACTAGCTAGGGCTGGAGTTGATAAATTTAATCAACCGAAGCGTACCCCTAGTCACCCAAAGAAAAGCCATGTTGTTGTGGCAAAAGAAGGTGACAAAATCAAGACGATTAGGTTTGGAGAACAGGGGGCAAAGACCGCAGGAAAACCTAAAGCGGGGGAGTCCGAAGCAATGAAGAAGAAACGCGCTAGTTTTAAAGCACGACACGGCAAGAACATTGCCAAAGGTAAGATGTCAGCGGCTTATTGGGCTGACAGAGTTAAGTGGTAATAACAGGAGAATACTATGCCATACGGTAGTCAAGTAGGTCGTCCACCTAAGAAAAAGACAGCGGTGATTGACTCGTCTGCTATCAAAGCTTATAATTAGGGCATCTGGTGAGAGTTCTGGGACGGCCTCCAGTCTCACGACGCTGTAGAAAGCTTAGCCGACAAGTAACATCGAAGAAACCGCTTTTGGGCTGATAAATCTAAGTGGTAAACATTTATATGTACATAAAAGTGGTTTAAGTGTACATATATATGCACATTGTCACTGTACATATAAACACAACAGGAGAATACTATGCCATACGGTAAAGGTACATACGGTAATAAAGTAGGTCGCCCACCTAAGAAAAAGACAGCGGTAAAGCCTAAGAAAAAGCCAGTTAAACGATGAAGGGTCAGACCCACGGTGGCAAAGGAAGTACCCAGCGAAAGACAGACCAGAAGAAGTTTGCCAGCAACTGGGACGCTATATACAACAAAAATACGACAAAGTCAAGTAAAAAGAAGAAATAACGCTTGACTTTCTTATGCTTTTATGTTATAATAACTGTGTAAGACTAATATAAACAACACTGTCCTAATAGGAGAAACAGTATGATTGATAAAGACCTTGAGCTATATTACCGTAACATTAGAGATATGTTTGGCTCACCTGGCTGGAAACAGCTAATGGAAGACCTTAAGTCTAATGCGATGGTGATCAACTCAGTAGAAGCTGCAAAAGATAATGAAGACCTTTACTTCCGTAAGGGCCAACTCGCTATCATAGCTAACCTACTAAACTTAGAAGCTCAAATCGATGCAACAGAAGCAGAAGCATTAAAGGAAGATGAAGTAGAAGAAGCTGCCTAATGAGGGCTATCTACGAGTATCGCTGCGAGGATGGACACACAAATGAACGCTACACAGATTCAGAGTGTACCCACATTCCCTGCTTAGATTGCGACAAGATTGCAAGAAGGATTGTAAGTGCTGTGCGAAGTAAGCTAGACCCTATCTCTGGTGATTTTATGGGTGCTACTAGAAAGTGGGAAAAGAACAGAGCGCAGAAGTTACAGCAAGAACGCAAGGCCAACTCCTAACCGAAGCCCTGCATAATACACCTCCATAATGAGAATACTCACGGAGTTTAATAATGGCAACACTAATAGACGAGCGTCCAGAAGACGTTGAAACTGAACATGAAGAAGTAAGTCAGATTCAAGAGGAGCCTCAAGTAGAGGAAACTCCTCAAGAACAAGAAGAAATCCCTGATAAGTACAAAGGAAAGTCAACCGCTGAGATTGTAAGGATGCACCAAGAAGCTGAGAAGCTACTAGGAAAGCAAAGCGGTGAGGTAGGGGAGCTTCGTTCAGTAGTAGACAATTACATCCAGACACAACTCGACACCAACACCCCAGCAACCCAAGAACCTGAAGAAGACATAGACTTTTTTTCTGATCCCGACAAGGCTGTCGAGAGAGCGATTAAGAATCATCCTTCAATTAAAGCTGCTGAAGCACAAACTCAGCAGTACAAGCAGCAAACAGCGCAGGCTCAATTGCAACAACGTCATCCTGACATGCAAGAGATTCTGCAAGATGGTAAGTTTGTTGAGTGGATTAAAGGATCAAAGATTCGTACTCAGCTCTTTGCACAAGCGGATACGCAGTATGACTACGAAGCTGCTGATGAGCTTTTCACTATTTGGAAAGAGCGTCAACAAACAGTAGCCCAGACTGCCGTTAATGAGAAAGCAAGCAGAAAAGAAGCTGTCAAGACTGCCTCAACGGGCGGTGCAAAAGGAAGTGGCGAGACAGCATCTAAGAAAGTCTATAGGCGCTCAGACATTATTAAACTAATGCAAACTGACCCTGATAGGTATTTAGCTTTATCTCCAGAAATCGAGAGGGCTTATGCTGAAAAGAGGGTTAGATAACTAATCTCTTTAAGGAAGTATTATCATGGCTACATCAGTATATCCCGCAATGGGCGGAGCAGTAGACAACACTAGCGCAGCTACTTTTATTCCAGAAATCTGGAGTGACGAAGTAATTGCTGCATACAAGAGCAATCTTGTAATGGCTAACCTCGTTAAGAAAATGAGCATGACTGGTAAGAAGGGTGACACCATCCACGTACCTAAGCCTGCTCGTGGTACAGCCACTGCTAAAGTTGCAGAGACTGCCGTAACTATCCAGAACTCTGTTGAGTCAGAAGTTCTGATTAACATCAACAAGCACTTTGAGTTCTCTCGTCTAATCGAAGACATCACCGAAGTACAGGCTCTCGCTTCACTGCGTCAGTTCTACACTGGTGACGCAGGCTATGGTCTGGCCAAGCAGGTTGACAACGATCTGTTTACTCTGGCTAAGTCTTTCGGTGACGGTGATGGCTCTAGCTACGTTAACTCTGGTTCTTTCCAGATTAACACTACCTCTGGTGCTTTGGAAGCCTATGATGCTGACGGTACTGCTGACATTGGCGCTTTCTCTGACGCTGCGTTCCGTGCGCTGATTCAGAAGCAAGACGATGCAGACGTTCCTATGGACAACCGTAGCTTCATCGTTCCTCCTTCACTGCGTAACGCTATCATGGGTATTGATCGCTACACTTCTACTGACTTTGTTAATGGCAAAGGCGTAGAGACTGGCAAGATTGGTAACCTGTACGGTGTTGACGTATATGTTTCTACTAACGTACCTACTCTTGAGTCAGGCGTTCGTGGCGCTCAGCTGATCCACAAGGACACCAATGTTCTTGCAGAGCAGCAGGCTATCCGTTCACAGACTCAGTACAAGCAGGAGTTCCTGGGTACTTTGTACACTGCTGATTGTTTGTATGGCGTTCAGGTCATGCGTCCAGAAGCAGGCTTCACCCTAGCTGTACTTTAAAGCTAAACTGGGGGATTCTTCGGAGTCCCCCTTTCTTTATTCTCCCTTTCTTTTGTTTTCGTAGGAGCTACAATGGCTATATTTAGAGGTGATGGTGGTGCTGGTGACTCCAATACGGATGCCACTATATCTGCTGTTACAGCCCAAGCTGCGATAGCTACTACGAAAGCAAGTGATGCAGCCGCTAGTGCGGTAGATGCGGCTAACTCTGCTACAACTGCTACAACTAAAGCTGCTGAAGCAAGCACATCTGCTACTAATGCGGCCAACAGTGCTACAGGTGTTGCAGCCTACGCAACAGCAGCAGAGAACTCAGCAACTGCCGCAGCAACATCAGAGACTAACGCAGCCACTAGTGCTACAGGTGCTGCTTCAAGTGCTACAGCAGCCAGTGCCTCTGAGACAGCCGCAGGAGCCTCTGAGACGGCTTCCGCTGCTAGTGCTACCACAGCTACTACTAAAGCCTCAGAAGCCGCTACAAGCGCAACCAGTGCGTCTAACAGTGCTTCTACGGCAACGACTAAAGCATCAGAGGCTTCGACTAGCGCCAGCAATGCCTCAACCTCCGAAAGCAATGCTGCTACATCGGCCTCTAATGCTTCCTCTTCAGCCACGGCTGCAAGTGACTCAGCTACAGCATCTGCTGCTTCAGCCAGTGGTGCAGCTACCTCAGCCACCAATGCTGCTGCAAGTGCTACAGCGGCAGCTGCTTCAGAGTCCTCTGTATCTGCGGATGCTAGTGCAGCGGCTACCTCAGCTACCAATGCAGCCAACAGCGCCACAGCAGCGTCAGGCAGTGCTACAACAGCTACTACCAAGGCTAGTGAAGCAGCTACATCAGAAACTAATGCAGCGACTAGCGCATCTACAGCTACTACTAAGGCTGGTGAAGCAAGCACCAGTGCTACCAATGCAGCAAGCTCTGCTACCAGCGCAGCCTCTAGCGCCACTACAGCAACTACCAAGGCTG